CGTCGTTGATGTAGCAGAGGAAGTCGATCCATTCGAGATCACAAACCTCCATGACGACGTAGCACTGCCACAGATACATCACTTTGTCTGGTGCAAAAACGCTGTAAGGCTCCTTGACGTAAAAGGGAGACTTGATCTCCAGCCCACCATCAAGCCCCACAAGACCGTCAGGTGATGCTCTGAGAAACGCATACTTCGCGTGAGCCACACTCCCCGTCTCCATAACGGTTTTGCTTTCGTTGCGTTGATAGAAGTCTACGGCTTTGGATTCGGTTTCCTGACCGTGCTTCATCGCGGCGTTGAGCTTGATCTCGGAAGGCTCACCAGCGAGTTGTCGCACCCCTTCGCGAACAAGCTTCTTGGCGTTGGTGTAGGGGTGCAAGCCTTCCCACGCAGCGCAGTTGCTCGCAAGTATCTTTCCTGCTCGCTCGGCGTGCCATTCAGGTGACCCCTGAATCAGGACACTCATTTCGCTGCCTTTTTAGGTGCTTTCAGAGATTTCAGTTCGTCAGAGTATTCCTTTGCCAACTCAGCGAGCTGATCCTCCGATATATCAACCTTCAAGTTGCGAACATAGTTCTCGAATTTGCCCCACTTGACCTTCGCGTCGCTCATGCTGGTGGCAGAGAACAGTTCTTCCCTGTGGTACTCGTAGTAACCCGCGAGCCGTTCCTCTGGGGTTTGCGTTACGGCTTCGGGCTTTGGGTCTGCCGCTGTAGGGGCATCAGGCTCCTCGAGGGGCAGGTCGCTCCACATGTGATGGAATAAGCCGAACTCAGCGAGCGCCTTAACACGGCAACGCTGCTTGGCGGTATTTACCTGATGCGCGTTGGGGTTTGGCTGCGCGGTGTTGCTCTTGCCGTATACCGGCAGGGTGGTGGTATGACTAACGTCGCCGACAGCGACACGGCACCGGACCTCACAGGTCTTATCTGGAAAGAAGTGGGTGTGTTTTCCGTGCTCATCCTGAAGAAACTCCCAAGTGTACTCAGGAAAGTGCTTCATCATGATCGCGTGAGCAGCCATCCACTTGACGTAAGTAATCCCACCGAATTTCTCGGTGCTCACTGAATCGCTGGATATTGTCGATAGCGTTGCCCAGATGTGGGCGGGGGTAACTTGTTCCATGTCTGAAACCTCCTTGTTCAGAAGGTCTCAGAATGGATTAATTAAATGATGTTTGCAACCAATAGATACAAATTAGTTTAAAATTATATAAACGCCAGTATCGGATACCATGTCAAGCATGGTTCAGTTGCGGCGCTACAGCAGCACACACCCGGACAAGTAGGTATGTCTTGTTGACTTCCTACCTTGTCTGGAAAGAACAGCTGGTTGCATGGAAAGATTGCATCACTGTCGTTGCACTTCCATGCCGGTTCTGCGAAGGTCACCCCGTCGAGAATCTCCTGAAAACGCTGAAACTCAACAGCCTCCGACGCTGTGACATCATGTTTTTCCGATAAATAACTGAGGAAAAGGGAGACGAGCTTTACGTCTTTTACTCGATCTGTTCCTTTCCTTTTAAATGCTGCTAGTGCCATTCGGCTATCCTTATTGTTCTTTTAAAATAGTCCCTAATTGATTGATCAACGCACCTAATTCATCGTCTTTTTTGGTCATCGCCAGTTTGACGATCATCATGAATTGCTGATCACTCATGCCTGCCACGGTCTTCTCGAAGGCGCGTGCGGTCTTGATGGCGTTCTCCCACTGCGCGGTCTGGGGGTTTTGCTTTGTTCCCATCACCCACTCTCGCACGTCGAACTCGTATTCATCCGCAAATCGAAAACCGAGCGCCATATCTCGCGGCAAAGTTCCAGCCAGCCACCCTGTTGCAGCAGCTTTAGCGCACTGCATGTTTTTTGAGATTGTTGACGCTCGCCCATAGAGGGGTACGCCTTTGTTGTTAAGTGTTTCTTGCAGCCATTCGGCTCTTTCTGTTTTTAACATTTCAACTTCCATGTTAAGTATTGTGTTGTAACTCCTTGTTTATCGCTTGATCCAGTTAAAAAGTACAAACCTATCGAGCTATTAAACGCTAACACACCGAATGAATTATTAAACCTGGCAATGCATACAGTATAGGTAGTGTTCTTGTCCCATAAGACGCTGAAAATTAAACAAAAATGCGGATTAGCACGAAAAGAGTTGAAAAGTAATCAATAAGTGAAGAAGCTTTCCTGACCAAGGAGGGCTGATGATTTACCGAAACAACCACCACCGAAACTACACTGTACTATCGAACGAACTTCTACAGGGCGGCTCCAACGCCACCAAACGAGAAGACGGACTGAATCTTGAGAGCGTTGCGGTACTTGTCCATTTGCTCTCACACCCAACCGACTGGCAAGTCACTAACGCATCTATAGCCCAATACTGGGGGATCTCGCGTGAGCGGGTGAGCAGGATCACCAAAGCTCTCGAAGCCGCTGGCTACATTCAGCGCAACATCAAGCGAAGTGACGACGGCAAGGTCAAGCAGTGGGACTACGACGTGACCGATACGGCTGGTCACTTCACCAGATGCAACCAAACCCAGATGTGGCAAAAACCAGATCTGGATATCGAGACACAAAGAAAAGAATATTCTTTACAAAGTAATAAGAAGACAACAAAGAAGAAGACCGCACTCGCTGACGCGATCAAGCAATGCCCGAAAGGAATCCCTGTTCAGGCATTTGACGAGTGGTTGCGGTACAAGGCAGACAGCGATGGATTCTTAGGCGCAAAGCTTCTCAACAATGCGATACGCACGTTTGAGCTTCTGAGGAAGGCTCACTGCACCGACTACGGGATGGTGGTGCATATCGCCGTTGGAAAGGGCTGGCGATCCATCGACCCCCAGTACGCGCTCATCAAGAATTACTTCCGTACTGATCGCGACATCAAAATGCTGATGGGGGTGAAGTGATGGAAATCGCAACACTTAAGTTGGAACTCGCCAAGCATGCCCCCGTCCTGTGCCCTGAGCTGTTCTCGGACGGTGTCATCGAGCACGGCTGTTTCAAGATCGGCAACGTACACGGCGAGAAGGGGCGATCCCTCAGCGTATTTCTGCACGGCGACAGAGCAGGGCAGTGGACTGACTTTGAGGCAGGAGACCACGGTGATCTGATCGATCTCATTTGCCACTCGAAGGGCGTTGGCATTCCTGCCGCGATGGATTGGGCGAAGAAGCGATTCAACATCCGCGACATCAAGCCGTCGATGAAGGTCAGGTCTGCTCAGATCAAGCGGTACTCGAAGCCCGTGGCTCCCGAGCAACAGAACACTGATTCGCTGCACGCTTTCCTCGAGGGTCGAGGCTTTCGAGATGTTGGTGAGCTGGTGTTCCGGCACAAGATTTATGAGACCGCGTCACTTAAGACTCAAGGCTCCGATCTGGTGTTTCAGTTCTTTGATCCGGCGGGAAAACTTGTCTTCCTCAAGAACAAGCCGCTGGACTACGACGGCAATCCTGGGATGTGCAATCAGTCGGGGATGCAGCAGATCCTCTACGGCTGGCACACCATCCCAGACACTTCAAGAACCGTCTGGCTTACAGAGGGTGAGCTGGATGCCATCGCCGCTCGAGAGCTTGGCTTTCCTGCACTGTCACTTCCAAGTGGTGCCAGCAATCTGACGTGGCTTGAGGCTGAGTTCGACAACCTCGCTCGGTTCGAGGAGATCGTTCTCGCTACCGATCATGATGAGGCGGGTGAGAAGTGCGCGGAGAAACTCAAGCAGCGTCTTGGTGATCGTGCGTTTCGTGTGCGGTTCCCAGCAAAAGACATCAACGAGCTAATCCAAGAGCGCGGCTACGACGACGCCAAAAAGATCCTAAAGACCGCCTATGAGGACGCTAAGTGGCAGGCTCCCGAGCAGCTCAGGACGGTGGTTGAGTTTGAGGATGAGCTGGACGCTTTCTTCGACGCTAAGGAGAACGATAGCGGTGGGTTCCGGTCTGGCTTTGAGAAGTTCGATGAGAACGATGTCCGGTTCCGCGAGCATGACCTGTGGCTGGTTGCTGGGTTCTCCGGTAGCGGCAAGTCGATGATGCTCAACCAGCTTTGCCTGAACGCCATCACCCAAGACCGAAAGATACTGATTGCATCGATGGAGATGACCCCCCGATACACCCTCGGGCGAATGCTTATGCAGACCTGTGGTGTGAGAAAGCCTGAGAAGGACTGGCGTAAGAAGGCGCTCGATTGGCTCGCTCCAAACCTTTGGCTTTTCGTTGATGACCTAACTCCCAAGCCAGCAGACCTGCTTCGCACATTTGAGTACGGATACCGACGTTACGGAATCAACGTCTTTGTAATCGACAGTTTGACCAACATGGTTAGGCAAGACGATTACGAGGGTCAGCAGAAGTTCGTGGAGGCGCTGGTCCAGTTCAAGCTGAAATTTAACGTCACGATCTTCCTTGTCGCCCACGCTCGTAAGCAAGAGAACGAGAGCAGGGCACCCGGCAAATTCGATATCAAGGGCAGCTCCGCAATCTCGGATCTCTGCGACGGCGCTTTTTCCGTCTGGAAGAACAAACCCAAAGCCGAGCACCTCGAAGCCTGCCGGATCTTTAATGAACCAGTGAACGAGGACATCGCCAAGAGCTGGGACATCCACCTCGAAGTGCTGAAAAACAGGCACGGCATGTGGGAGGGGAAAATCGGATTCGATTTCGAGGAAGGCTCCTGCCAGTACCTCGAGCGCAGACCGGCGATACCCAAGGCGTATGTACCCAAGCCCAAGGAGAAACTGTTTTGAACCAAGAAAATTTTGCGATCTCGATCCGCGATGCCGGATCACAGGTGGCTCAGGCTGAGGCTGACCTCGCTGTCGCGGAAGCCAAGGAAAAGAGAACGATGGCGAGCCTGATGCTCACAGCTCAGGTGCAGCACCAATGCAAAACAGCAGCCGCTCAAACGAGTTGGGCTGACAACCAAGACGAAATGGAGATGGCAAGAATTGAGCGCGGCGCAGCGAAAGGATCTTTGGCGGCAGCTAAGGCAAATCTTATGGCGGCGGAAATCGCCTTTAAGACTTGGCAGACAGAGATGGCAACGCATCGTGCTGAGCGCAGGGTCTACGGCGCATGAAACTGACGATCAACATCGAGCTGGAGGTGCTCGAGAACAAAGCGATTGAGATGGTCGTGGATGAATTTTTCATGGACGAGTTGGAGGGGTTGATCGCTGGCGATGGTCTGCGAGTCAACCAAGTTTTAGTCAACTTGGAGCAGCGGTATGAAAAGCCACACACCCTCAAAGGAAGAACGGGCTTGGATGGATGCGATCAGTGAATTCGGTTGCGCTGTCTGCCACAGAGAGTGGGGTATCTGGAGTCCCGCTGAAGTTCACCACATACAGGGCAAGGTTCGTGAAGGCTCTCACCTTCTTACGATCCCGCTCTGCCAGAAACACCACCGTGGCGGTGAGGACACCAGCGTCTACACCAGCCGCCACCCTTACAAGGCGAGGTTCGAGGAGCGATATGGCAGCGAACACGAGATCCACCAATGGGTCGCCCGACAAATCCATAACCAACAAGAGGGGTTCTTCGATTGACGAAGTGACTCCGCTCGAGTGGAGCGTCAATAACAGAAACACAAGGAGGACGAGAGCGATGAAGGAACATTTAGATTCTGATTTTCATGAGCAAGCGCAGGCTTTGCTCGCTGACCAGTCGATACCGGACAGCAAGTATGTAGCGAAGCACGACTCAGTGAACCAGCCAGCCCACTATCAAGGTGAGGTCGAGTGCATCGATGTCATGGTGCAAGTGTTCGGCTGGGAGATGGTTCGAGACTTCGCGATTGTCAACGCTTTCAAATATCAGTTTCGGTGCATGAACAAGCATGAGTCACCCGATGAGGATCTGAAGAAGGCTGCATGGTGGCTGCGGTTCGCCAATGATGACGATCCAAGGAAAGATTCTTGAGTGCATCAGCCCGACGTAAAGGGCATCAGTTTGAGAGAGACATCGTCAACAAGCTTAAGGATGAGCTGGGCGTCGATTGCTCTCGGATTCTTGATCAGTACCGAGAGGGTGAGCTGGGCGACATTGACCTCGATCCATTCGTGATCGAGTGCAAACGCTACGCCTGCAAGTTTGATCCCCCTGATGCTTGGTGGGACCAAGCATGGCGAGCCGGTGAGCATATGGGTCGCATCCCTGTGCTGGTGTGGAAGTTTGATCGTCGTCCGATCAAGGTGAAGTTCCCTCTGTCGCTTTTGGGCGACTACCCCAGAGAGAAAAATTACACCGCCACAACCGACTGGGACACAGCGGTGATGATCATGCGTGAAGAGCTGATCGATGAGGTTTGAGGAGGACACAAGGTTCTATTTCTGCAAGGTCTGCGACACCGACACTCCGCATACCTACATCCCAGCGGAGCATGGCGATAGGTACTCGCCTGGGTGGGATGCCTGTTACCAATGCGATAACTGCGACGATCACGTCATTGAAATGTGGGAGCTTGACGATGGCTATTAGAAATTTCCAGCAGCTCCACCGGATTTGTGAACGGGCGGCGAAAAAAACTCACTACCCAACGGTCATCGCTGAGATCAAGCGGGAGCTGCCCCAAGAGTGGTGGGATGCGGGTGAGAGCACCGTGGCTTTCTTCCTTCCTGCCGCCATCCTCGATCTGCCAACCAAGCTTGATCGTCGCGAGGCGCTCGACAGTATCCCCAAGAACACGCCTACGCCCAACCTGCGAAAGTTTGTGGAGGACGGGATCATGGCGCTTTGGGAGTCGCGTCAGTGACGCTAGCCGCTGATCTGGAAATCGGTAACAAGATCGAGCGCAAGTGGCTCGACAAAATGCTGGTGGCTTTTCGCGAGACCTACCAGACGTTTGGCAAAGACAGTCGGTTTGACCTTGCTGTACCGGAACTGAACGTCACCATCGAGGTGAAGTACGACCCAAGATCGCAGGACACCGGAAATGTGGTTGTCGAGTATCACCACATGAAGCCGAGCGGAATCTTGACCAGCGAGGCAACGCACTGGCTGTTTGATCTTGGAGACGAGGAGATGTGGTTCAGCAGGGCGAGTTTGTTGAGGGCTTTGATGCTCTCAGGGGTGAAGCCGGTGCAGATCCATGGACCTGATGACCGGCACCCCAAGATGGTGTTTCTTATTCCGAAGGATGTCCTTCGTCCGTTTGCGAACTCAGCATTAGTTTGAACAGCTTCAGCGCCATTCGAGGCGTGTTTGTGTGACCAGCCACACCTCGGGTTTTCAGCCATCCTTTAATGGCATCCTCACTGCACTCGAGCATCAACGCGCATTGAGACACAGTTAAACCGTGTTGCTCCTTGAGCCTCCTGAACTCCTGATTGGTTGTCATTTGATCCGCCACGCCCACAGCTCCTTGTTGATGGTTCGCTGGCACCCCATTCGCCCTTGACGATCCAGTGCGCGGATGATGCCAACGCACTCCGCACGAGTCGAGGTCTTGATGCCTTCACCAACCCTCAATCCCTCAGCCTTGGATGCATACTCGGCGTTCTCGAGCGCCATCTGACGGCGAGGCATGTTGCCCCGCCTTTTGTCGCGCTGGTCGCCATCGAGCATGCGATACAAGGTTTCGATCTCAAGGTCAGGGTGGTCATCAAGAAATTTCTTGATTTGGTCGTCAGTCACCACACCGCACCTCCGAAACAGACAGGCTCTCCCAGTCCACGTTTTCGTGGTGATTCATGCAGTCGGCTTGGATTGCCCAGAGCAGGTTGTCGTTACACTGCACTGACACTTGCCCGGTGACCAGCACTGGGGCTGAATTGGCAAAACGACAGGCAATCGCCTCGTACTGGAAAACAATTTTTTCGCGCAAAAGCATCATCACACCACCTCCTTCTGTTTAGGCTCCCACACACCGTTTGAGTTTCGATCAAAAGTCCACCCGAGACCTCGATACCAGCGTTTCAGTTCTGTCTTGCTCAACCCTGTTGATCCAACAGGGGCAGCTTTGCCGGTGAGGGTTACGCCATGCTTGTTGGCAAGATCGAAAAGCCACAAGAAACATTTCTTGGCATGACCTTGCCCTCGATTGGGGTAATAGGTGCCGATAAAGGCTATGTTGGCTTTGTCGTATTCTGCGTACCTATTCGCTAGCACCTCCAGATGGACGGTGTCGTTCCACCACCGTTCGTTTTTGTGTTTCGGCGAATCATTGAATGGGGTTGTCGCCCCGAGAAATTCATCCATAAAAGCATCAAGAGACATTTGCCACCTCCCGTTGGTTTAGCCACTCGCCCACGGTCAGACTCGAACCGCAAATCGTCTCGAGAATCTGGTTCCACTCAGCAAGCGTGAAGCTCGTTTTGCCGTCACAAGCCACCGCCAATATGTACTCGGCGAGTTGCGCTCGGTTGGCGTTCCGATAAGGTGTGTCGAGCGTGTAGCAGACCTTCAGATGAAGGTGATCGGAGATTTTGAAAGGTTTGTTGATCATTGCTACACGCCTCCTTTTTCAGACTTGTCGAACCGCTCGAGGATCACGCGATCCCAACCGTTGAAATCTTCAAACTCTTCGTCACCGTAGGCGGTTTCGTTCTTGTCCATCTGCGCGACGTACACCTCGAGTTGAGGGTCAGTCGAGTTCCGCATGACGATCATGTCCCTTCGGATAAGCGCCTTCTCTTTGCTCTCGACAACATCAAACCGCTCGGGGATCTCGTCGCCGCACCACGCCACAATCCATAGATCGCTCATGACTGCACCTCCTCAGTGAATCCGAGAGCGAAAAGGATCTGTCCGGCTTCGGCGTAGAACGCATTAAATCGTTCTTGGGAATCTTCGGTTAAGGACTCGTTGCCGTGTTGATCCACTTCGATGTCCAGCGATCCATCCAACCCATACATGTCGATCAAGATTAGTGTCAGTTTCGCGGTCGTCTCGACACTCTGCTCACGGGTGAGCAACAAATTCAGCTTGCTCATGACTGCACCTCCAGATGCGCCCACTTTGAGGATGCAGGACTGTTGCAGTAGGGGTGGTTTTGAGAAACGAGGTAAGCTTCGCGCTGCAACCTTTCTGGCAACTGCCAGAAGTGCCGATACCCTCCGGAATATCCGGTGACTTTAGCGTCAGCACAGTACTTAGCCCAAGAATCGAAACTTTTCAGTCGGATGGTTTCTTCGTCTGGGTCTAAGTAGTCGATGAAATCCTCGCTGAAGGATTCGTCGTAAACCACTGAGTAAATTTCACTACGGTTCGCCATGCTGATTTCTTTGACTGGGTACGCCTTCACGTTTTCGTAAAACGCCCACGCCTGATTTAGTGTTTCTAGTTTCATGACTGCACCTCCGTGATTGCCCACTCTGCGAAAACTTCCTTCGCCCTCTCTTGGGCAAGGGTCAGAGCGCCGTAGATCGCTAAATACTGTTCAGAAGGTTCGTAAGATTCGACTGAGCAAGTCCCGTTTTCATGAGCGTAAAATTCGGTGCCATCAAAAGTCCCGAAGGCTATAGCGTTGGAGGTTAGGTGTTCCTCCACGAAGTTGAGGTCATGTCCCAGTGTCATCCCGAAAATCAGGAGGGCTAACTCTTTTTCTGTTTTGATTTCGAGGTTCATGACCGCACCTCCAGAGCCGTGACATCGAGGTCATCGCTAGCGAGGCTCGACAGTTCAGGTTGGCGGGTGACGTTCACGCACAGGACAGACTGACCCATGTTGTCGATCACAAAAGAAAACGCGATGGTGTCGCCGATAGACGCCTGATCGCGCAGGACATTGGCTGGGATGTTGTAACGGCGATCCTTGCGCCCACCCTTGCCATTCACTCGGTAGAACCGAATCACCGACTCGGTGCCATCGGTGAACCGCAGTGGTAGCTCTTGCTTTACGCCGTTTGGGATCGACTCGAAGTCCACTCCAAACAATCGCGCTAGAGCGGTTAGCTCGGCGAAGCAGTCGGGGTTGCCCTTCTCGACCATCGTTTTGGTCAGGGTCTTGGTGACCGCTGGTATTAGTTTTGCTGGTTGCATTGAATGCTCCTAGTTTTTTTTGCGGCGGAAAAATCTCCACCCACCAACCCACTCATACGAATGGGCTGTAGGGTGAGGATTTACCGTTCCCGTAGCGCCTTCTCTGCCGCCACTGCGCGATCCGCAGCCTCAGCCATCCGGCGCAACTCCTCGAGGGCGGTCTGCTTTCCCTTGGCGCTGCCGTCCTGCAACAGCATGGCGATGCAGTCAGCGGCAACCTTCCAACTCATTTCGATTGTCAATTCGTTGCTCATCGCTACGCCTCCACGATCTGAATGTCGAAGTGCATATCGAGCGAACCCCCACGCACCTGCGAATAACAGTGGTCATGGGTGCCCTCGATATCTGACTCGAACCACTCGCCCCACGGATCGTTTCGATCCTTCAGGTTGACGATGTAATGACCGCCGTTCTGCCGTGCATCTGCTCTTTGTTCTTTGTTCATTTCACTATCCTTGTGACTCGAGGATCTGCCTCATCAGCGGCTGGGCGATCAGTCCCAACCGGACGCCTCGCGGCGTTTCGGCTATACCTTTCGGCGGTGAAGTTCCATGCCGCAGTACAGGCGCTCGTCGGCGTACTGCTCGCACTTGGGGTTCTCTGGGAGGGCAGCCATAGCTGCCTCGCAGTCATTGATGACGTGGAGCAGCTCCGCATCGGTCATGCGCCGCGCCTTGGCGATAAACTCGGAGTGCCACTTGCCGTCGAAGTCGGTGTAGAGAGCGCTCATGAGTGCGCCTCCGGCTGCCAGTAGTACCCCTCGAGGCGCTGCGATCCGCTCTTGGTTCTGCGAGAGACCCGCGAGTCCCAAGTGTCGTTGACGACGTTGTCAAGGATCGCCATGTAGTGTCGCGGCAGGCAGGCGATGACGGTCATACCTGCGAAGGTGTAATGATCCAGATAGCCCTTTGGCGTGAGTTCTAGCGCCCATCCGCGATCCGTCAGGTATCGGTGGAGGACTGGCGTTGGGGTGCCGTTATTGCAGCTTCGTTCTAAGCCGCCGGTCATCTCAACCAGCAGCTCATTCAGCTCGGACTTGGTTTGACGGTAACCCCGCCCGAGGGCGATAGCCGTCGCTCGAATTGCACAGTCGCCGGATCGAGCAGTACCTAAACATGCTTCGGCTTTGCCGCCGTCGTTGAACTTAAATCTCATGCTGCCACCTCCTGCGCCGCTTGCATCGCGAACAGCAGGTCAGCCGCCGCTTGGGCATGCTTCGCAGCCTTGAAAATGAACGCCTTGTCATCCTTTAGGGCTTTGAGCCAGCTTGCGATATAGGTGGCGTGATCGGCTCGAGGCTCGGCGCTGACACCCAGCTCGACGCAGAGCAGAGCGGAACCCATTTCGGCGACCAGCTCCTCGAATGCGTAGCCTTCGCGATTCTTCGTGTCGAGGCGATCCAGCCGCGACTTGTGCCCGGTCCAATGCACCAGTTCATGCAGCAGAGTCGAGTAGAAGCATTCCGTGGCGGTGCTGGTGCCGGTGGCGGTGAACTGCTCGCGGTGCAACATCTGGATGAAATTTTTCGCGGGAGAAAAAAAGCACCCCCCAGCCGCTGCTGATCTGATGTCTGCACCAGTATTGGCGACAAAGGCATCGACACCCTCGATCACCTCGGTCTCGTCAACAGCGTCGATTCTGGGAGCCTCAAAGCCATCGACTTGGTCGGCGCTCCACACGTTGGCAGACGACCATTTCATGAATGAGGTTTCGCCAGTCTCTTTGTCTTTGATGGGGATTGGTGCAGTGATCCGAATCGCTTTCTCGCCACCGCGCACTTGGGCACCTATGGTCTGCCACTGGTTGTATCCGGCGGCGTATTGGACCCCGAGCAGTCCGAGGAACAGCGCGTTTACGCCTCGGTATTTCTTGCCCGTTACGGCATTGATCGGTGCGCCGGACAGCTCCGAAAAGGGCTTGGTCCAATTGGCTCCGTGCTCTTCGATAAGGGCGATCACTTTGGCGGTGATCTCGGCTTGTATGTCTCGTCGTTGTTTCATATCACTATCCTTGTGTTGGTTTTGATTAGCACTCGTACCCTTCAGCTCGGCGTTCAGCCTGCTGTAAGGCGAAGTCAGACCAGTGCTGGTCGAGGTCGCGCTCGTATTGGGCGCGTTGCTCTGGAGTAAGTACCGAAAGGTCGTAGCCCTTCACGGTGGTTCGCCCTTTGCAGTGACCGCAGGTCACGTCGTATCGACCGGACGTGTAGCCATCCATGAAGTCGTCGCGGTCGTCAGCGTCCAGCTCTGACAGAC